ATGCAAGATCAGGCCGGTTTGCTGGAAGAGGCAAAGAAGACGACAAGTGAAAATATTGCCCAAATCAAGAAAATTATTGACAATACCCATATACCTAAATTCAAGAGTATGTGGAAAGTAAGTCTCAAAGAGATCACAGAAGGTCCTTCTTCCATTGAAAATTTACTTCAACGACTCGTAGATCGTACCTTGAAAGCGTCGAAGGACATCCAAACACGCCTTGCCAGTATTCATGGAATATCATCTGCCCCGATAGAAGGAACAACTTCCAATACAGAATACAGAGGAGAAAGGGAAAATAGAGACTATAGATTAAACCGCGAGCTTGAGAGATATGGTGGGGATGGAGAGTCCAACGACACAAGTGATCCCCAGACCATATATCGTCTTCTTACGGAGAAGCTGGTGAAATTAAAAGAGCTGGTTGAACAATTGATGTCCTTCCTCGAACGCAATACCAACACCACAGCACTGCTCTCCACCAACAATGAACCATCTATCTTTGCTCAACTTTACAACAAATATGTGGAAGATCGTGCAGATCCAAAGAAATCCGTCCTTGAGGCAACCGAAGGACTTACCGCGAGTGCAAAAGCGAATCGCGTAGCACCAAGTGATGTACTTAAGATTGATAAATTTGATAAAACAGTGTTCGTTGGACTTACACTCTTCCTAAGGCTTTTTAGTCTTACCATCATGGAATACCTCATTGATAAGAAATGGATATTCACCATTGAAGGTGCTCTCCTATCCTATTTAATAGCATATACTGCTATTTTTGTGATATTTGTACTCATCGTGAATATTGATATGTATCGTACGAGAATCATCTTCAATTATATCAATGTTCATGGAGGTAGTATGACCATTGTAGGGCATGTCGTTATGCTATGGCTGTTTGCTATGTTGCTCTTCATTATCCTGCGCAATATCCGGTTTTTGAATAATCCGTCAGGAGAAAGCTATCAAAAAGCTATGACGGCAGAAGAAAGATCAAATCTCAAAAATCGTATGAGTATATTAACAGCCGCGGTTTGGATATTTACTACAATCATGGTCATCGTATCGTAATAAAACAAAAAATTGAAAGTTTATAGAAAAAGATATAATCATACTAATTATTTTATCATCATGGGTGTTATTACACATGGATACCACGTAGCCGATGGATGCTGTACGCTTTGTTGTATGGGAGGAATCGTTATTGCTACGGCGATTATTACAATTCCTCTGGAAATTGTAAGCGCCCCTGTACTTATTCCAATTCGTATGAAGCGAAACAAAAAGTTTTCCAAAGTTTTCCAACAGTTTATGGAAAAACTAACCGAAGATGATAAGATGACGATGATGGATGAAATCGGAAAAACAATGGGCGCGGAAGTAAAACATAGAGATATTAAGGATTATCATGCGCGTTTATTAAAAAACAGACACAACAGGGATGATATGGATTCTATAAATGGAATCAATACTAAGAAAGCAGATAAACTTCCTGCCTACTACAAAAAGAATATTGTATGGTGTAGTATGCCGGCGGAAGATGTTATGCTGGAGGATTGGGCGATCTTCTTTGCGGAAATAAAAAGGCAAAAAGTTATGACGGAAGCAGAACTGATGAACGAGATAATGAAAGACTTACAGAATACACTTGCTCTGCTGAGCAAAAAATAAATTATAAATTATAAATTAATAAAAATAAAAATTAAATTATAAATAAAATAAAAATAAATGACTTTTGCTATTTATTTTTATTCGTAGATGAACTATCTGCTGAATTTGTAATATCAAGTATCATAGACCACTGTCGGTTGTAATTTAATATACGAGCATTCATCCATTCGTGGACGGCGTTGCTCATGGATGGAGTATGCGTTGGGATATTATAGCGAATTTGTATGCTGTCTTTTGAAACGGAAAGCACTTCGGTCTTCTTTTTTTCCGTTTTTATGAAAATCCATATTTGGTCGCCTACTTGAAAATCTCCTTCGTTTAGTATTACCTCTTGAGATGGGATGGAAGTTCCTAATTTCAAAGTAGCAGACCGATTGGTAATATCTACGGCAATGGATACAATATGTAAATGATCAAGACCCAATGGGAGGATGGTTCCGTCGGCAGACTTTAAATAAATTATCCATGGGGAAGAAATATTCTTAATATAGGAAAGACTTACATCCAATGGAGACCATCTTTGCCATCCGCGAGTCTTATTGCCTAATACGGTATCTGGAGCAAGAATGAAAGATGTTTGATTACCGCCTGGACCATCCAATAGGATATGAACATAGGGTGTATACGTAGAAAGCGAGATAGGTAGAAATATACCAGCAATACGTGTACCAATTTGATCACTTAAAGGAGGTAGGGGAGTATTCCATCGTAAAATAGAACGCTCTGGATTATCGACAATATAGCGATCCCATGACGATATTATAAATGCTGTACCTTTGCGTGGAGGTGGTGGCATAGCAACAATTACATGTTCCATGGATTGGGATGAATTTTGAAATGACGGCGAGGACGACGGAATGTAAGAAGGTTGATTAGGAGAAGAAATGGAAGAAATGGGAGCGAGAGGAGATGAAGGTGGATGGACAACCGTACCTGGAGCAGGTGCTTTTCTTTTTTGTTCAAGTTCGTCTAATTTCTTAAAGAAGACATCTTCCGATTGTTCTATTTGTGTTCCTACCCGATCTATAGGAACAGGCATGATTGTATTTTCAAATGGATTGACGGTAGAAACAGCACCAGTGCCAGAAGCAGAAGCAACCGGATCCATAATAGAACGCATATTTGGTCGGGTTTCTATTTCTTGTTCTGGCACTGGTGCTGTTTCTACTTCTTTGGAAAAGTTGTTTCGTTTATTTATATTTTCAAAGAGGATATTTCGTACTTGAACGATTACCTGTTTATTTTTTTCTATAAAGGAAAAATTCTTACCATTCGTATCTACCAATACCATTACATCTCGAAGAACCTGTTGAAATTCTTGAAAACCTAAAATATCTTTTAGTTGTATTTGATATGTATTGTATATAAAACTCTCTATGGTTGCTCCTAATCGCTTTAAATTTTCAGCCGACAAAAAAGGGGCTCTTTCATTATCTGACATTGTAGAACTATATTTGATTTTAGTTGTACTGCTTTAAGCTTCTTCTACGGTTGCTTTCAAACCTACACGAACAAGTGCCTCACAGTATAGAACTGCCTTATCTTGCGAAATTGTACATACCATACTGACACCATTTGTGAAAGCGCTATTTACTACTTTTTCACAATCAAGCATTGTAAGAATGGGAACACCAAACTTTACCTTTTCGGCAATGTGTCGCGTATCATCTCTTGTCCAATTGCTATAATGAAGCATAATACGATAGATTGACTCAAATTGTACATTGAATGTGATGGTTGCCGGTGTTTTTATTAAAGGCGATGGATACGCCAAAGACGACGAGGATAAGGACGAACGATTTATTACCGTTGTAGTAAATTCATGACTACGATTGTTCGTAGATGTAGATATATCGCTATTTTGTCGTCTCAATGACACGACAGGGCAATGGCCTGAACAGATAATTAGTTTAATTCGCATTGTTTTGTTTTATATTCTTATAATTTAATAATATATTTTAGCTATATATCATTTTTTATTGTTGTTCGGGGAGGAGTTATACAGAACTCTTACGGAAGAATTTCTTACGAAGTTTGTGTATATCATTGTCTCGTATTTTGATCTTTACAATGTTGTCAAAAGGAGTCGCGGGATCTTGTTGTAATAAAACAATCCATCGCACAAGATAAGCCATGGAAAATACACCGCATTCTGTGTTCTGGTACTGATGACGATAAGTATTGTATTCCAATTTAAAGGGTTTATTTGGTGTATCTTCCTCTGCTTTCTTACGAAGCATCTTCATATACATGTCTACTTCTTTGGGAGGAGGATTTGGGACACTGTTGTAGTAATATGCCCCATACGAAGGCGAACGCGGATCCAATACAATAAATAGCGCCGTCCAATGTGATCCGGGTTCATCGTGATGATCCATATTGATGACCATTCCAGCATATTTATAGCCTTTGCTTCTCAACTTTTTAAAGTTAATATTACAGGTTTCCACATGAAGACATTGCCCGAAAAATCCAGTCTTTACCGCAAAATCAACTGGAAAAACCCCAATAAATTTAAATTTGTATTGCGGATCATCTTCGTATTGGAACATAGCATCTTCTATGTCAAAATTACTAAGCCATTCGTAGGGATTCTTATTCCATTCTTTCGGCGCCACAGGTCGCAACTTCTTTTTAATAGGGTCTGTTGATTTCGCTAAATGATCTACCCAACAAGCTTCGCGTTCTCCACCTTTGCATTTCTGTTGCATTCGTTCATTGATGGCAGACCATAACTTATTTTTACTCAACTTCTCAATATGTTCAATCGGGTTTGTTTTATCACTCTTGTTCCATGCTTCTGCCAGACGAACAAGTGCTTCTTTATCAAAACAGGTTCGGTCCCTCTTGAATGTATTGTTCGCAATCGGTGAACATACAGACATAAAATGGAGTAGGTGGTTTTTCTTACAAATTGAGTATATAAATTTGTTGCGAGGCACAAGAAAAATTGATATGGGTCATAAGAAGATTTATATATTGAATTGAATACCAGTCCTGATAACATTTGTATAGTTAATGGAATTATATAGTGCTTTCAGTGCGAAAATATAATATAAAAATTAACCGAAGTTAATAACCAGAGAGAAAACAGAATGAACTCCATTGATGATTTTCATAAATATTTACAACAATTTAGAATTAAAAAAGGACAACCCTATACACATACCAGTATTTCTAAAGTCGGGGGGCCTTCTGGACTGAGTTTGAATATTCCAAATGAAAAATTGGATGAATTCTTTGAAAATTATACACGAGTTATGATGCGAGGTTCGCCTCTCCATCTAACGGAGAAACCGCTGAACCCGAGTCTTATGCGCGTGGATCTTGATTTCCGGTTTATGCCGATCCGGGGATCCTCTGATACGAACAGCGATGAAGGATCCTCTCTTGACGAGACGAGTTCTGCGAATAAGAAAACGGAAACGGATCAAGAAACACATGTAGCCGTTCCGCGTATGTACAAAGAGGAAAATATTGAAAAAATTCTATTGGCTTACTTTGAAATCTTGGCCGAGTTTCTTCATGTGAAAGACGACACCTTGATTGCCTATGTACTTGAAAAGGCAGAGCCGATTATTAAGGGGGGCAAAATCAAGGATGGCATTCATATTCTATGGCCGGAGATTATCGTTCAAAATAGCTTTCAACATCTTGTGCGAAAAAGGATTCTGGATCAGGCGGAGAATATCTTTGAGGGACTAAAAGTATGTAATACATACGACAATATTGTAGACGAAGCAATTATTGATAAAAACAATTGGCAAATTTATGGCAGTAGCAAGCCAGACTGTAAGTCCTATACGGCCACGAGGGTGTATAAATATAACAAATATACACAAGCGCTTATTAAATGTGCTACGCCTACCCCGAGCGAGGAATTGGGGTTGGTCAAAAGGTTGTCCATGCGGGTAGAACACGAACCGTGTCTGTTCTATACCGAAAAAGAGAAAGAGTTCAATGACTATGTTCTACATATTATGCCTACGATGGACGAAAAACGAAAACAAAAAATCAATTCGCAGATCTTTGGAAATTCCATCAATCCGGCAAGAGCAGTTCTTGAAAATACCGACGAGCGCGAGTTGGCAAAGAGGCTGGTTATGGAATGTCTTTCGCATCAACGAGCCGAAAACTATGAGGATTGGATCAAATTGGGGTGGACGCTGCGCAACATTGATTATGATCTTCTGGAGACATGGACAGAGTTCTCGCGACTTTCTCCGAAGTATATTGAGGGTGAATGTCAAAGATGTTGGGATAGAATGTGTTCGGATACACTTGGTATGGGCACCTTGCGATGGTGGGCGCGCAAAGATAATCCGCAACAGTACAATCATATCATTGAGGGGAATGTGCTTACATTGATTGATAAATGTGCTGGAAGCAAGGGAGCTCCTTACGATGTAGCTGAAGTGGTTTATACGATGTACAAGGACAAGTTTCGTCATACGACTAAAGACATCTGGTTTACCTACAAGGACGATAAGCATCGTTGGGTAAGAACGACCCAGGGTATTATCTTGCGCAACATTCTATCTACCAAAGTATGTACGAAATTCTCCGAGAGGGCGAATTATTGGAATATGGAATTGGCAAAGACGGATAAAATCAACAGCGATGCTGTGGAGAAGAGTTCGCAATTAAAGAAGATATTTCTTGATCTTAAAAAGACTTCTTACAAGAGCAATGTGATGAAGGAATGTGAGTGTTTCTTTACAGATGAACGATTTGAAGATTTGCTTGATTCTCGTCCGCATTTGTTGGGATTTGAGAACGGTGTATATGATCTACGAATGCACGAATTCCGCGATGGAAGTCCGGATGACTATATTACTTATTCTACTGGAAGACACTATATTCCGTTTAATGCCCGAAGTGATGAGGCAGTAGAGATTGATCATTTTCTATCACAAATCTTTACAAATCCTGTCGTATGCCGATATATCAAGGATATGTTTACTTGTATGTTGGACGGCAGTGTGAGGCAAGAAAAATTCTATATTTTCAATGGGTCTGGATGCCATGCGCCTGGTACACCTATCATGTTGTATGATGGTCGCCTCAAAATGGTGGAGGACATTGAAGTAGGCGACGTACTGATGGGTGACGACAATACACCTCGTAATGTTCTTGAGCTATTCCGGGGTGAAGACGAAATGTATAAAATTATACCCATCAAAGGAGACCCTTTCGTGGTAAATAAAGAACATAAAATTAGTCTGAAAGTCACTCTTTCCTCATGTCCGAGGATTATTACGAGAAAAAACAAGATTTATGTTAGATGGCTTGAACAAATATTCTATACACTAGAAGATGGTAGTTTAGTAAAGCAACGAGAGAAGAATTTTACAACAAAAGAGATAGCTAACAAATTTATAGAGTGTCTTAATACACAGAAAGATGTGTTAAAAATGGACGATGTAATAGATGTACAAGTAAAGAATTATATCACATATAAAATGAGTAACTTTAATCTATATCTATTCAAAACTGGTGTGGAGTTTGGGGAAAAGCAAATTAATATGGATCCATATATACTGGGGGTATGGCTGGGAGATGGTACATCACGAAGACCTGATATCACAACGATGGACGAGGAAATCGTAAAATATTTCCAAGAAAATATTCCAGAAAATCATTGTTTCAATAAAAAAGAGGATAGGGGTAAAGCGTCAACCTATAGTATTACATTTACAGGGAAACGAGAACGATATGCTTGTCAAAATGAAATACTTTCTGCATTACGACACTATAATCTTATTATGAACAAACATATTCCATATGATTACAAATGTAATAGTCGTGATGTACGCCTGAAGGTATTGGCAGGCATTATTGATACGGACGGAAATTATCAAGCAAGTTGTAATCAATATGGGATCATACAGAAAAACAAAAAACTAATGGAAGACATTGTATATCTGGTTCGCTCACTCGGGTTGGCATGCTATATGAAAGAGATACAATGTACATGTACAAATGCTAAAAATGGACCCGTTACTGGAACATATTATCGTATCCAAATCTACGGAAAAGGGATTGAAGAAATTCCTTGCCTTCTACCACGAAAGAAGGCAGTGCCTCGTACTAAGTTGAAAAATGCTCTTCTAAACAACTTCAAACTGGAATGTATAGGAGAGGGCAACTATTACGGCATGAAAGTGGATAGCAATCACCGCTATCTAATGGGAGATTTTACAGTAACTTCGAATTCGAACGGCAAATCAGTGCTTCTTAACTTCGTACAGAAGGCATTTGGCGAGTATTACTGTATTCTTCCCGTTGCTCTTCTTACACAAAAACGAACACAATCTAATAGCGCTCAGTCAGAATTGGAGCGCACCAAAGGACGTCGTCTTACCGTCATGCAGGAACCAGGTGATGGAGAAAAACTAAATATTGGGTTGATGAAGGAACTTACAGGAGGCGATCGTATCCTTACACGAGGGTTGTTCAAAGAACCGATTGAATTCAAACCACAGTTCAAGATGGTAATGACTTGTAATGATTTACCAGAAGTATCAAGCGATGACGGAGGTACTTGGAGGCGTATTCGTGTGATTCAATTTACCAGCAAATTTACAGAAAGACCAGACCCTAAAAAGATGAACGAATTCAAAGCGGATCCAGATCTAATGCACAAATTTGATCGTTGGGCAGATACATTCATCTCTATGCTGATTGATCATCACAAGCATATTGATGTGACAAATATTAATGAACCAGTAGATGTGACAAAAGCCACCGATAAGTATCGCTTCGTGAATGATAGCATTGGACAGTTTAGCAATGAGCGTATGGTATTGGATAAAACATCTAATGAGCGTGTTCTCATTACAAAAATTTACGCAGAATACAAGGCGTGGGCAAACCAAACACTTAACCGAAGCAAGAAAATTCCAGATCGCAACCAGTTTATGGTATATATGGAAAATACCTTTGGCCCTTATCCAAACGACAACAAAGGATGGCGTAATATTCATATGATTGGAAACAACGACGGCGACAGTGAGGACGAAACAGAATAAATCATGAAATTATGAATGAGTAATTAATTTTTATTAATTTTTCATTTTTTAATTATTACATAGATCTAAAAATTTGACTGGATAAAGAATATAAACAAAAGAGTAGAAGCCTATATTAAGATCAACAGCAATCACATCAATAGCGATATGGAGGCGACGAATATTGATACCATCATTGAAAATGTAACAGACATGCTCATCATTCGAGGGGATGATATAAGCGAGTTTTCAGAGCATACCTATCTTACACCAAGTCATATGTTCAAAACACACCAGTTGATATTTCATACAAACCGCACCGCTGTTATATTTATTCCTCGGGCGACCATTACCGGAACTGTCAAGAGCAGTATGTTTAAGGACTTTAAAGATGCGAAAGAAAATAGGGATCCTGAACAAATCATTTCCGTACTGTCACAGAGTGAAGATCCGGATCATGTAGAACGAAATGTATCTTCAGTAATCTTTGTATTTGACGAAGATCCTCAATCGCATAACCGTAAAATTATAGCAGATGCGGACAAAGTACTACAAACGGTTGGTGGGATAGCTCAATACTTTACCTATAACGATTTGATGTACAACCCGACAAAACATATCTATGTTCCCCTACATGAAAAACTTGACGAAAGCAATATCAAATCCTTGTTTGAGACCTATCAGCTGAAATCAAAATCACAGCTGCCTGTAATTCTTCGTACAGATATCATCGCGCGATGGTTAGGTTTGAAGCACGGTGATATAGTAAAAATTACGCGAAATAATCCATCATCGGGTGTATATTATTTCTACCGATGCTGTGTATAAAAATATATATATTTCCATACTTAATAATATGAAATAGTTATTTTTTGGTTAAAATGGTATACTATTTTAAGTATTCAATAAATAGATTCTTGTACAAATGAATTATCTCTTTTTGTTGTAGAGATAAGTAATGACCGATTCATATAAATTTACGAACAACATACAAAATGTATTAAAATACATTGGAACTAATTTCGTAAATACAACCAATAGGACGAAATATACAGGTGGTATATCTACAGATGATCTATCAGGGGAAACGGATTCAGGATTGAATTTTGTAGAAGCAATTATAAAAGGTTATTCCTCTTTTACAGCAAAATATGCATCATCTCTACCACAAGCCAGCGCGGTGACAAATACTACATTAACAACGAACGTTTATATTCGCAATTTAGATGCTACTTCTGACTATACACAAATGACGGATGCTAATATTACGTCATTCGATTCTACAACTACAGAAATAAACTATAGCAAACTAATAACAGGGGATCTTTTAACAGAACTGAACAACATAAAAAATACATATACATTTTTGTCTGATACGAACTTATCAACATGGAAAAGTACATCATCTCCTTCTTTTAATGTTTCCAATTATACGGTAGTTGACAGTACCAAAAAATCTCATATACCTTACAATAATACAACAGTAAAATTGTCGATTGAAACGGTGTTAGGACCATTGAACAATTTTGATTTCGTTCAAAACGATATATTTATGATACGCCGTATGTTATTGTTGTACGAATTAATGACAAATATCTATATTTCTATGTACCTATATGAGAAATATACTTCACCCGCTTCGCCTGGGGTTGATGTATCATCAAAATATATAACAAATATATCTAATACGGCAAATATTCTCATTAATATAAATAAGAATTTTTCAATATCAACAAATGAAACACCTACTGAACGCTCCAACATTATAAAAAATCTAAATAAAAATATACAAAAATATAAAACAAATAGCGATACGATAAATGATTTAGACGACACCGTTCGTAATCAAAAGATGGAACTTGCTAGCAATCAAAGTACGTACAAAGGTGTTCGTATGGCAACAAGTAATACTTCTAAATATGATAAGATCATCATGTCCATCTATATAATTTCAATCATTGCTGTTGTAGCAATTGCTATATCGCCTCTTGAAAAAGCATCACGATTGATACTGTGTGGCGGTATCTTGGTAGTTATACTTTTATTGGCTGTAATTTTAAACAATAGATACAATAAAGCAACCGAGGGATTCGAGGTAGAAGACGAGGAAGACGAGGAAGACGAGGAAGACGAGGAAGAGGAAGTTAACACAAAAGAAGGTTTTGATAACTACTATCTACCTACCCCTTCTTCACTCGGTCTTGGTAATACGGTCGCCGATAAGACCAACCTGCTTGCCGTCTATAATCAGTCTTTCCTATCGGAAGCACTTGACTATCTAAATATTACAGTATATTTGGGGGCATTGCTTCAATCAAACAGTACCTACAGCAACATAAACAGTACCGTCCAACGCGAACTATCCTATTTCAATCAAATGCATGATATGATAGACAATACAAACAATAAACTTACCGGTGCCATATCCATAACCGAATTGGAAATGATTACGAATTCTGCGAGGGCAACCTTCTTTATTCGTGTTGGTGTAATCCTATCCATCGGTATAATCCTTTATATAGCGTCCGGTGATAATCCCGAATATCAACCTTACCTGTTTGGTATTGTTGGTTTACTGCTTGTATTTGTAATATTCGCATACCTATTGAAGATTTCCAAGAGGGTTCGTACAAGTCCAAAGCAATTCTACTGGGATCGTCCAACAAATATAACAATATTAGATTCTTAAAAATAAAATAATATATGTTTTGGTATGATAATTTTTATTAACTTTCAAGTTTTGAAATGTTTGATTTATATAGATTTGATCTGGATTGTGTATTTTCATCCAAAAATCCTTCTTTTTTCAACCAATTTCTTGAAAATATATTAAATGGATGTTTTTCGTTAAGTAAAACATTTATCAGTATGAGATACAATACGATAAGTACGGCAGCAAGAATGAGACTACGCGTACTAATATAGAACATAGCATAAAGGATAAACATTTGTCCATAGGGATGCTGAAGCAATTTCTGTTGAGCATTGGTAAATTGAAAGGTAAGATGTCTCCCTCCTACCTGTGATACGAGAGCTGATGTAGATGTTGTTAATAGGTCCATATTTTCACTACAATTATCTAAGAAATTATAGCTCACGGATAAAGAGATGGTGTTTATCTGCTAACCCATTACGAAGAAAAGGACATTCGTGAAAATCCTCACCGCATAGAAATGCGATCTCGTCTTCTTTATAGGTTTTTAACACATGATCAAGAAGAGGTAGTCCGCGATGAATTGATCCGTAAATAATTACATCAAAATCATGGGAAGCTATACGCTCACCGATATTCATACGGTCGCATTTGATATCATATTCCGCCGGAATACGAAAAGCATAGGAAAATCCAAAACCATGAATTTGATGACGAATCTCAGGGGGATAACTATCATAAATATGAGGAACCCGAATCATATCTACACACTTCTCTTTAAAAATTTTCTTAAAACCGTGAAGAATGGTACATCGCAGATAGTCTCCGTGAACCGAATCGCCCAAATAGAGAACATTCTTCACATCTTCCACTTTTTTTCCAAGTTTAGATAGGATATATTTTACACGCGCTTCCGTTGTCAAGTTTTCTCGGGTATAATCCAAAAGTTCTTTAACAATCGGTTCGTATTCCGCGCGATCCAATGAAGTGAGCTTCATACCTCGTTTCACAATGTCTTTTGGGAAATCAACCATTGTATTTCTGGGAATTTTGTCCATATTCTCAAAATTAGGAATACAGCCATTCGCAAGGATCTCATAATGGCGATTGCAATCCCAACCCGCCTTACATTTTGTATTACCAAATAGAGAACGCTGATATTCTTTGAAATATTCGTTTTCATCATGAAAAGCACGGCTATCATAATGGCAACCGGCTACCATTTTTTCCTTCTGCGGAACATGGTCTACAATATTTTCAGCAGGTACTGAAAAAGAAATAGGGTGAACTGGCATTTTGATTTTGTTTTGTATCTTAACTATTATATTGAATATTGTGTAATTTCTTAAATTATTTATCTTTTTATTTTTAATAAAAAATGGGATAATGATCCGCCATATCCAATGCATCATCACTTAGTGGTAATCCAGATTGCAAAGACATTTTATTTGTATCATTACCAGATGTATATTGATTATCGTTTAGTTCATTAATGGTAGGTTCATAATTTACCGTCCATTTCTTTGATACTTGTTCGTCCTTAGGAAGAACCTGCGGAATGGTCTTTTGATTATCAAAAACTTCGGTAATCATATTTGGTATAAGACCGATGGACGGGGTATATAGAGCTTCACTGTCTTTGCTATCATATTGTCTCGAGTTTGTAAATATAATAAGGTCAAATACAATGGCAATAACACACAGCAGTGCCATCAGTCCAATTGTATAATCCCATTGTATAATATACACGATGGATACGAGGATCAGTATAAATATCCAAGGTTGTTCTGCGGGTTCAAGTATCCATGAAGGGTAGGGGCGATTGGGTTGGAATCCATATATAATTAAAAATACTGAAAGTAGTCCAGCGAGGACCCCAGCTATTAGATCATGTAAAACACCAGGCATTTCTTCTTGAAAATCAAAAAGAAAAATCTTTTACACCTTGTAGAGTTATTATATACAAAAATCCATGTACTGTACAATACAGGAAGCATACAATGTTCCATCCTTTGAACCTCCTTCAAGGAAAAAGAAATGTTCACCCGATGTTCAGGTAAAAGCTTCCGGGGAAGCATACGAGGCATATAGAAGAGATGGAGGAAATGGCACAGGTGATTTCACAATGTATAAATATGCTGTACCTAAGCCTCCTCAAGACGGACCTATTCAAGGTACAAAAGCTATCCAACGCAGAATACCCTATGAGACCTTTGTAAATAGTCCTTCCATTGGTTCTGTAGATAGGGGTAATGTATCGCAAGTACCTTACAAAGAGAAGGAAAATGATCGCCGACAATACTGCGATTCGTATGGCGTTTGCTCGTCCGATCAAATGGAGCAGTTTATGAATGGTGCCCCGATTGAACAAAACGAACCCGACCGATCAAAATCGGGAAAATCTTCCTATACAGCAGATGGTAAATGTCAATCTTCCCCCAACTTCTACGAAGTACCTCTAAGTGAAGAAACGAAGAAGCAATTTAAGAAAGCGATGAACACTTCTCTAAACCAAAAGACAACCTCGACAGCTATACCTGAATCAAAAATGCGATACGATGATCTTGAAAATATTACAGGCTATTACGATGATGATCTTGAACAATATTTGAAGAATTCAGAGGCTACAAATATACCGAAACGGTTCCCTATGAATCCGGATGCCAAACCATCGGATGACCTTTATGATGTAGATTCGTCTCCACTCCAGCGAACCCTAAAACGATTCTCCGAACACAGCATTCAAAAGCCTCTTGCTCCTGAAAAATTATCCGGTTCGGACAAATATAACCGAAGTTTATCTGTATCCGTAATGAATACGGAATCTTACGGTTGGGATCTTGCTCTTTTCATACTTGCCGGTGTTTTGATTATATTCCTTATTGATCAATTATTCAAAATGGGTGTTATGCTCGGTATGAGACATACGATGGAAATTCTTGAGCCATTCATGAAGGAGCTCAAAGAAATCATTAAAAAATAATTCATTCGCGATCTGGATACGAATATTTATCCGTCCCGATTAAAATATACGGAATCGTTCCTTTAAAGGATTCGTTAAGCGTGGTTTTACGCTTGTATCTGCCGTTATCATTTTTGTTTCTTGAACATTTCCTCTTGTGCGAATAATGTTGGGTTTGTTGTTTGAAGGTCCTGTAAGAGCGTGTCGTTTCGGTTTTATTTCTTGCGGATCCCAAGAGATATAGATCACACTGATATGGGGCGGTGGAAGCAATTGAACGAGGAATCCAGTTCCTCTAATTTTATCTATAATATATTGCGTACAATCCGCAAGATTATACAACGGGAATCCAATGATGATTCCTGGAATTTCATAGAAACAATTCATGCCTCCATAAGTCGCTATGTTTCTTATTTTTCTATGACATAGCTCTATAATGTGATCAAAACTCTTTGTTCGGTTAATATCCTTTTTCTTTCTCATATCATAAAGCTCTGTAAGGCTAATATTTGGTCTCTTATATTCAACTAACGCCATTGTAATTAAAGGATTCTTGCTCTTACTTTACAGGCATATACTTTTTGAGCATGTACTCGCACATAGTATTTACAGGAGGCGGATTATCCGGGTTATCTTATCTTGGAATAATAAGGTATTTACAAGAAAATGACTACCATAAATATGTGCGTGAAGTATCCGGATCTTCCATAGGAGCATTTGTAGCGTGTCTTTTTGCTATGAATATCATGCCAGACGAGATTGAATCTTATTTGAAAGCATTCTTTAAAGAAGATGAAAATATATCATTTTCCATGCTTGATTCTATTATGTCTATCACAGACACATATGGTCTTGATAATGGTAAACGAATGATAAAACCGATTAAACATTTTATGAAAAAGAAATATGGATGGACAGAAGAAACCATAAATTTTAGGGATTTTGTAAAAAAGACGGGGGTAAATATTGTAATTTGTGCTACCAATATTGATACGCGTATGCCGGTTTATTTTAATGTTGATAATACACCAGATGTATGTATATTTGATGCTATACAAGCATCTATGAGCGTACCAATCATGATGGCACCTGTAAATATTAATGGTGAAAAGTACATAGATGGTGGGATAACAGATAACAATCCTGTAGCAGGATTTAGAAAATCAGGACAAAATCGGATACTTATTGTCGTAGCTTCTCCTATTATTCCTTTTGACCTCAAACCAGATAACTTTATTTCCTATATATCTATCGTATTGCAAGTAATGATTAATAATTCATTCAATATAGAAAAGCTAAAACACATGTGTACCAGTTATGAAGCGGTAATGCTTGACAAGACACCATTACCGTTTGTAAAATTAGATACATACGATGACGGTACAATCAAAATTGAAGTAACAGATGACGATATAGATAATTCCATTGCATATGGATATACCACGATGTATAATTTTATAAAAAAGAAAAAAGAGGAAATTAAAATCTAAATTTATTTAGCACCTACGATACCTGATGCCCATTTAAATACGGCATCAGCTGTGCGTTCACCGTCATAAACCGTTGACTTATTTCCAAACTCTATGATGATAGTGGGAAATCCCTTCACATTGTATTGGTTTACAAGGTCTTTATTTGCATCATCTGTTCCATCTACTTTGTTAAGAGTAAGAGGAGCACGTTCATTGTCTACCATCTTTTGCAACTTTTCCCATTCAGGGTTAAACTTCTTACAGTGTCCACATTCGGGCATGTAAAAGTACATAACATTACCAGCACCGTTTTCAAAGCCTTCTTTCCTGGATCGCATGAAAGCGACCAAGAATACTACAGTAAGGATTACGAGCAGACCGATAAAGATCCATTTATATCCCTTACCACCGGTTTTAGAAGTAATAGCAGATATAGATGACGAATAAGACTTAGAAGGCATTTTCTAATTATATCAAATATAATAATTATACTATTGAAATAGTCTCTATAATACCACATCAAAATGTAAAAATGTGTCCATATTTTTTTGGATAATAGACATTGTATCTGGTGTTGTCACTAATACTTTGGATGTTCCGTTGCGTAATTTTTCTATAGAAGAATAATATCTCTTTCTTTCATCATAGACATCGTTTAACACAATTAATTCTACAGAATAATCAAGCAACGAAAGAACATGATGAATATCATTGCACTGATCATTGTCAGAACATAGTATGAGCACTCTATTTACCCAACGAGTATGAATTGTCTCTTCAAGTATCATAATCGTATTAATAGATGCTTGTGATATTGTCATAAGGTATAGTATTTTACAAAATTGGTTCTGGTTTAAATCAGTTGATTGATAAACATTTGCTTAAGCATTGGTATACATATGTATTTCATGGTTGCTATAGATAAGACGATATGGATCAGGCAGAAACAGAACAAGACGATCTTATCGTAATAGGTGAGGTGGAATTTAAAAATAGGTGGATAAATTTACAAAATGTACCTATTCCGTCTATTTATATCCAAAAAGTTGAGCAAATCAAAAGTACCTATTCGTGCTTTAATGTAAAAATAAATAACCATACAAACAACCGGCATGGCGGGCATGGAAGAAACGGTGGACGCGGTGGAAGAAATATAACTGAAAGGGGAGATCATCCTAATGTAAGAAAAAATCATCATGAAACGAAGCCTCCAGACGAATATCCTGCTACTAAAAGCATGCGCCCACGGATTGGTCCTCTTTTCACAAATACAGAAGGTAAAGCTCGTAAGAATTTTGTAGCCTTTATGAACAAACTGTCGCTTCTTAATAAAGATGAAATTCTCTCAAACTTTATTAAATCTCTAATACCAGAAAATATCAATATTTATATGGATCAAATGATCTTTTTATTTCAAGTACAGCCTACTTATCATGATCTATACACCGAAGTGATCGGTGAAATTATGGCTATATCTCCTGATCAATCAAAAGTATTCTTAGAACAACATTTTCATAATTTTATAAAGGAAGAAAAATATAGGATTACAGATAATATACTAGAAGGTCTTGAATCAGCAGATCATAACAATGAAACATCCGACGGATTATGCGAATATACAAAATGGAAAAAGAATACGAAATCGCTTATTGTTTTCTATATACGATTGATTTCGTGTAAAATGTTTGGATCAAATGATGATTTGGAATTATTATTTACTGTTTTAGCAAAAGCATGCGACGAACATTGGAATAATGGTAAGTTATTGGAAATATATCTTGACATCATGCTTTGCTCTGTACAATCCATATACAAACATATAAATGGAGGCCTTTTAATTATTCCAAGTATATTAGATTACTTTTGTAATTGGGATATTAAAAAAGATACACTACTTGCTTCATCAAGATTTAAAATTATGGATATTCTTGACATTGTTAATAAAAACCAGAGCCAAAAGCCGAAATATCAAAGAAAGAACATACGGGGTGTAAAAAAATGATAAATAATAAAAATAAAAACAAATATTTATATAAGTAATTTATATACTAAACATTCAAGACGAAATGGACTACAAAGACAAGATTATATCCGAATTGGATACAATGCGAAAAAAAGAGACGCAAGATAAACAGCCCTTTAAAGCACGGGCATATGCTAAAGTGATCAGTGAATTGAAAGCGCATCCTGGTGCCATTCGTACAATAGAAGATGTAAATGGAATTCCGGGCATTGGAGCAAAAATAAATACAAAGATAAAAGAGATTCTTGAAAGTGGAGAGCTGATGGCTGCGAAAGTAGTTCGCGAAGAACGACAATTTAATATACTTGATGAATTAATCGGTATTCACGGTATTGGACCTACCAAGGCACGTGAGCTTGTTTCAAAGCATAAAATACGCTCCATTGATGATCTACGACAAAAGTATGAGGCAGACCATTCAATCTTGAATGACGTTCAAGTACTTGGGCTAAAATATTACGAAGATATATTGGAAAGGATTCCGCGAACAGAAATGATGGAACATGAAAAACTACTTTTACACAATATCCGCGAAGTGAGCCACGAATTTGATGCCATGATTGTAGGAAGTTATCGTCGTGAACTAGCAAACAGTGGCGACATTGATGTCAT